GAGCACGCTGCTGGAGCGCTGCGAAGCCTATGCGGGCGGCAGGCTGCCGGATGGCGTGCTGGCGGTAACGATCGGCGTGGACGTGCAGGGCGGTGGCGGCTCGGCCGGCGACCGCTTGGCGGTGAGCGTGTGGGGCTGGGGCCGCGGCGAGGAAGGCTGGCTGATCGATCACCAGGAGATTGCGGGCGACCCGTGCCAGGCGGAGGTGTGGAAGCAGCTCGATCTGCTGGTGCTGCACGAATGGGAGCACGCCGGTGGCGGCAAGCTGCGGGCGGACGTGGTGGCGGTGGACTCCGGCGGCCACGCGACGGCGGAGGTGTACCAGTACGCAAGGGAGCGCGCTGGTGTGGGTGTGATCGCGATCAAGGGTCAGAGCCAGCGGGGCAAGCCGCCGATCGGCAAGCCGGGCAAGGTGGACATCAACGCCAAGGGCGGCACGCTGAAGCGCGGTGCGCAGGTGTGGCCGGTGGGTGGCGACACGATCAAGACCACGCTGTTCGGCAGGTTGAAACACAACGAACCCGGCGAGGGCTACCTGCACTTCCACGCGCAGACGGGCGGTGAGTATTTCGAGCAGCTGACGGCTGAGAAGCAGGCGCTGCGGTATGTGAAGGGCTTTCCCGTGAGGGAATGGGTGAAGAAGCCAAGCGCCCGTAACGAGGCGCTGGATTGCCTGGTCTACGCCTATGCGGGGTTAAATCGGCTCTATTCGCGGTATGACCGCAGAACAATCTGGGATCAGCTGGAAGCAAGGCTGCAGAAGGCAGCTGATGGTGCGAGCAAGCCGCAGCTAAGATCGGGCAAGGGCAAGGCGCCTTCGTTCGCTACCAGCTGGTGAGGCCGTGAACATCCCCGCGCAAATTAGGGCCGGTGACACGGTGACGTGGCGCGATGAGGCGTCACGCGACAACCTCGGCGCTGCGATCGATGGCAGCAACCACGGGCTGACCTACTACCTGCGCACCAACACGAACCACCAAGGTGCGACGGTGGCCGGCGTGACGGTGGCGGGCACCCCTGCGGGCAGCGGGTGGACGTTCACGATCGCCAAGACCACCACGGACGGCTTCGCCAGCGGGCAGTGGTACTGGCAGGCGGTGGCGACCGCGACGACCGGCGGCGCGGTGACGACGCTCGGGGCCGGCCAGCTGACGGTGCTGCCGGGGCTGGACTACACCGGCCAGCCGAGCGCGTTCGATGGCCGTTCGCAGGCGCAGAAGGATCTCGAGGCGGTGCAGGCGGCGATCCGCGCGATCGTCTCCGGCGGCGTGGTGCAGGAGTACAAGATCGGCACCCGCAGCCTGAAGAAGTACGAGATGGCGGACCTGATCCAGCTGGAAAGCAAGCTGAAGGCGGAGGTTAAGCGCGAACAGGCGGCCACAATGGTCGCAAATGGGCTCGGAAGCCCGCACAACCTGTTCGTGAGGTTCTGATGGGCGTCCGCAGCGCAATTCTGGGCTGGCTGCAGCGCGGAACACCGGAACCGGTGAAGGCACCGCGTCGGCGGATGTATGAGGGCGCGAAGTTCTCGCGGCTGACGGCTGACTGGGTGACGGGCAACACCAGCGCCGACAGCGAGGTGTACGGCTCGGCGCAGAAGCTGCGCGATCGGGCACGGCAGCTGTGCCGCGACAACGACTATGCGCGCCAGGCGCTGCGTGCCATCGAGGGCAACGTGGTGGGGCAGGGCATCCCGTTCCAGGCGCAGGTGCGGATGCTGCGCGGCGGCCGGCTGGATGGTGGCATCAACGATCAGATCGAGCAGGCATGGCGCCAGTGGATCAAGGCGCGGCATTGCCACACCGGCGGCAAGCTGACGTTCCACGACATCGAGCGGCTGGTGGTGCGCGCGTGCGCCGAGTCCGGCGAGGTGTTCGTGCGGCTGGTGAAGCAGCCGTTCGGCGGCAGCAGCGTGCCGCTGGCCATCGAGGTGCTCGAGGCTGATCAGCTGGATGACGGGCTCAACGGCCGCAGCCAGCAGGGCAACGAAATCAGGATGGGCGTTGAGGTGGACACCTGGGGCCGCCCGGTGGCCTATCACTTCCTCGCCTACCACCCCGGCGATTATCAGTTCAGCAACCAGCAGATCTCGACGCAGCGGCACAAGCGCGTGCCTGCCGAGGAGGTGATCCACCTCTACCGCATGGAGCGGCCGGGGCAGACGCGCGGCGTGACGTGGTTCGCCAGCGCGATCCAGCGGCTGCACCACCTGCAGGGCTACGAGCAGGCCGAGGTGGTGCGTGCGCGTGCGAGCTCGGCGCTGATGGGCTTCATCACCAGCCCTGAGGGTGAGCTGCAGGGCGATGAGGTGATGAACGGCGAGCGGGTCTCGAATTTCGAGCCCGGCGTCTTCAAGTATCTGGCGCCCGGCGAGTCGGTGAGCGTGCCGCAGCTGGATGCCCCGGATGGGCAGTTCGAGCCGTTCCTGCGGGCGATGCTGCGGGCAATGGCGGCCGGTGTCGGCTGCAGCTACGAGACGATCAGCCGCGACTTCAGCCAGACGAACTACAGCAGCTCGAGGCTGAGCCTGCTCGAGGATCGCGACCACTGGCGCATCCTGCAGAACTGGCTGATCGAGAACCTGCACCAGCGGGTGTTCGATGCCTGGCTCGACATGGCCGTGCTGAGCGGTGCGCTGCCCCTGCCGAACTACGAGCTGCAGGCCGATCGCTACAAGGCGGTGCGGTGGATGCCGCGCGGCTGGGCATGGGTGGACCCTGCCAAGGAGGTTGAGGCCTACGCACTGGCGGTGCGCAACGGCTTCAAGACCCTCAGCGAGGTGGTGGCCGAGCAGGGCGGTGACCTTGAGGAGCTGATGCGCGCACGCCGGCAGGAGCTGGACGATGCCGAGCAGCTGGACCTGAAGTTCGACACCGACCCGAGCGCCGATGTGGTGCCGGCCGGTAACGCAGCAGTGGCTGACGATAATGGGACAGACAACCCGGACAACACCGATGGATCTATCGCGTGACCTTGAAGGGCAACTGTTGAAACGCTCTGAGGTTGCTGACTTCACGGTCAGCGAAGACGAGCGGTCGATTGAGTTCCCCTTTTCGAGCGAGTTTCCTGTCGCTCGCTACTTTGGCAATGAAGTGCTGAGCCACGATGAGCGCAGCGCTGATCTTTCGCGGCTGAATGATTCTGCGCCGCTGCTGTTCAACCACGATCCCGACAAGGTGATCGGTGTTGTCGAGCGCGCGTGGATCGATGGCAAGAAGAAACGCGGCTACGCGAAGGTGAAGTTCAGCCGCAACGCCTTCGCGCAGGAAGTGCTCGCGGATGTGCGCGACGGCGTGCTGCGTAATGTGAGCTTCGGCTACGCGATCAACGACATGGAGCAACGCGGCAGCGGTGATTTCGTCGCTACCAGCTGGGCTCCCTACGAAGTGAGCGTGGTTAGCATACCTGCAGACCCCACTGTGGGTGTGGGTCGGTCTCTTGAGGCCGATCCTGCGGCCTCCGCCGCATCACCAACCCCCGAAACAGAACCTGAGGTTCCGATGGAAAACACCCCCGACATCTCGGCGGTGCGGGCTGAAGCGGCTCAAGAGGCTGCCAAGGCTGAGCGCGCCCGTATCTCCGGCATCACTGCTCTGACCGAAAAGCACGGCATGGCTGATCTCGGCCGCCAGCTGATCGAGGGTGGCCGCAGCCTCGACGAGGCTCGCGCTGCTGTGCTCGAGAAGATCGGCGCCAAGGTTGAGCCCGTGGCCGAGAAGGCCTCCGACGTTGGCATGACCGAGAAGGAGGTGCGCAGCTTCTCCTTCCAGCGCGCCATCAACGCACTGGCCAACCCCCAGGACCGCAAGCTGTGGGAAGCCGCTGCATTCGAGCGTGAGTGCTCCGAGGCTGCTGCCGCCAAGGCCGGCAAGACCGCGCAGGGCATCATGGTGCCCAACGAGGTGCTGCGCCGCGACCTGACCGTTGCATCCGCCGCTTCGGCTGGTGATCTGGTCGGCACCGACTTCCGCCCCGGCTCCTTCATCGAGCTGCTGCGCAACCGCTCCGCCCTTGCTGGTCTGGGCGTCACCTCGCTGACCGGCCTCTCCGGCAACGTGGCGATTCCCCGCCAGACCGGCGCTGCAACCGCCTACTGGGTGGCTGAGTCCGGTTCTCCCACCGAGAGCAACCAGACCGTCGATCAGGTGAACCTGAGCCCCAAGACCGTGGGCGCCTTCACCGACTACAGCCGCCGTCTGATGCTGCAGTCCAGCATCGACGTGGAGCAGATGATCCGCCAGGATCTCGCCACCGTGCTGGCACTGGAGATCGACCGCGTGGGTCTCTACGGCCTGGGCAACTCCAACCAGCCTCTGGGCATCAAGCTGACGACCGGCATCAACACCAAGGACTTTGCCGCCAACACCCCGACCTACGCCGAGGTGGTGGACATGGAGAGCCTGATCGCTGCCGATAACGCCGACATCGGCGCAATGTCCTACCTGATGAACGCCTCCATGCGCGGCGCTCTGAAGACCAAGGACAAGGGAACCGACACTGGCGCCTACGTGTTCGAGCCCGGCGGCACCGTCAACGGCTACAACGCCGTGGTGTCCAACCAGGTGGCTGCCAACGACATCTTCTTTGCCGTCTGGAGCCAGCTGATCATGGCGATGTGGTCTGGTCTGGATCTCACCGTGGATCCCTACACCCACAGCACCAGCGGCACCGTGCGCGTGGTGGCTCTGCAGGATGTGGACTTCGCCGTCCGTCATCCTGAGGGCTTCTGCCGCGGCAACAACACCCTCTGATCTGCAGGAGGCGGGGCGGCCTAACGGCTGCCCCTTGAACCTATGAAGATCAGGATCCTGCACGACACTGTTGCTGGTGGTCAGTCGGTCAAGGCCGGCGATGTGGTGGAGGCCTCAGCGGCTGACATTCGCTACCTGGTGGCAGTGCAGAAGGCGGAGCTGGTGACTGAGCCCGAGCCCGCACCCGAGCCTCAGGAGGCTCCCAAACGCAAACCCCGCACCAAGGTGACCACCGATGGCGATCTACCAGCAGACGATTGAGAAGCTGCAGCACTTCCCGCTGCACCCCGTGGCGCAGGAAACTGCCACCTTCACCGGTGCGACCACCAACATCGCCGACCTGCTCGAGTTCGACGGCGAGATCCAGGTGATCCTCGACGCTGGCGCAGCTGGTGGCTCCGGCACCATGACCGGCAAGATCCAGCACAGCGACACCACCACCGGCGGCGACTTCTCCGATGTCACCGGCGGCGGCTTCACTGCTGTGGCACAGGCCGCCAGCAAGCAGGTGATCACGCTGAACCGCGATGAGCTGAAGCGTTACATCCGCTTCGTCGGCACCATCGCCTCCAGCGGCACCACCACCTACTCCGTGCAGGGCTACGGCCTGAAGAAGTACGGCTGATGGCGCTCACCGAGTATCTAAACCTGTTCCTCGACGATTTCGGCGTCAGCTGCACGGCTGGCGCCGTTTCGGCGTTGGGCATCCTCGACATGCCCAGCCAGATCATCTCTGGAGACATGGTGCTGAGCACCGACTACTCGCTGACCGCACGTGCGGCGGATTTCGGCGGCCTGAAATACGGCGATGCGATCACGGTGGCTGGCGTGGCCTACACGGTGCGCGAGACGCGGCTGATCGACGATGGCGCCTTCGTTGAGATCGGACTGCAGAAGGTATGACCACCAAGCGCGAGACGATCCTGGCCGCGGTCCGCACCGCACTCACGGGCACCACTGGCGTGAGCACGCGGATCTACCGCAGCCGCGTGGAGCCGGTGAGCCGTGCCGAAAGCCCGGCGCTGGTGGTG